AGTAACCTGATATTTCATCTTTGCCAGTTCAGTGTTTTGGCTGGAAAGAGCAATTTGCTCCCGTTGCTGTTTAATCAGCCGGGTATAGGTATCTTCGGTTTTCTCCGCCTCGGTTTTCCCATGCCTTCCTTTTGGCTTGGGTTTATTTTCCTGGTTGTTTCTCCATTCATTCAGGCCGTTATTAATCAACTCCTGCCGTCCGGTCTGAAACTGTGGGTCGTTAGTTAACCCCAGGTCATCCGCAGCATAACCCAGTCGTGCGCGCTCTTTGTCCTCACCTTTGAGTTTTGAAAGCGCCAGATCACGACGGCTTTTTTCAAGTGCAGCCGTTTGCTGGGTTGTGAGGTCTACCTGCGGTAAGCGTAGTGGTGCGTTTACCAGCCCCTGCCGGGCCATGAGGAGATTATTTCCGAGACCCAGCAAACGGTTAAATTCAGTATGCTCACCGTTCATCATTAATAACGATTGATATGCTGAATTCTGTTCTGCGGCCTGCTGCCGGATTAATGCTATTCGCCTGTTCTCTATCCCTTCCAGTACCGACTGGATCGACTCAGACTTAGCCTGCATCTGAGTCAGCCTCTCCTGTTCAACGGCCAGAGCGGAAGTCGCTTCTTCCAGACTACGGGTGACCGTTTCAACCGAAGTAAGGTGGTTTATCATGAAACCGCCACTGGTTGTCGGCCCGGGGTTGGACAGAACATACTGATAGCCCGCGATCTCTTCCTTCAGGCTTTTTACTTTTGATGCCTGTGCATCAACAAGACGGTTTTGCTCCTCCAGCGCCTGACGGGTTTTGGTCTCATTATCAGAAACTTCGGGCAGGGACATTGATTTTGTCTTTTCACGGACTGCATCAATGGTGTTTGCATATTCCTGAGCGGATAATCTGGCCTGTTCCTGATTCTGGTACATCGTGTACCAGGCACCGGCACCAAGCAAAACCAGCCCTGGAATACCGCCAACGAGGCTTAATGCTCCACCCATGAGCCGGGAACCTACAGCAGTAACCGAGTTCAGCGCAGTCTGAGCGGATACTCTGGCCTGAATATTACGGTTAAGTGACTCCTGCGCCAGTGAGAGCCGTTTTTCTGCGGCGGCCTGCGCGTCTGTACCCCGCGCCGCTGCCAGTGCCTGCTGAGCACGATAAACTGCAGCACGCGCGCGAGCTGTCGAAACCTGCGTCCCTCTGACCTGGGCTTCAGCTAAAGCTACTTCACTTTTTGCAGCGTTAATAATCCCAGCCGTTGCAGAGCTGGCACCAAGAGCCATATTTCCCAAATATCGGGCTGCACCAACGGCAACAAGCGCTCCGGCAGCAGTGGCGACCTGATCAATATTGTTGGCTACGCCATCAAGTAATCCGGTCAGGGTATTTGTCGCGCCACTAGCTTCATTAGCTCCACCGACCCATTGCATAAAAGCGTTTTCAACTTTTGTTGCCGACGATGAAACAGTCTGCGGCAATTCACCATATTCATTCCGTAGCTTACCAAGCTGGCTGATGAGGGCTGGCACTACTTTATCAATGGTTAACTGCCCCTGATCCGCCATAGATTTAAGGTCTTTACGCGCAACCCCCATCCCTGCCGCAAGCGCCCGTATAACCCTGTCGCCGCTCTCGTTGACGGCATTGAATTCTTCACCTCTCAGCACGCCCTGCGCCAGAGCCTGGCTAAACTGAGTGATGACCGAACTGGACTCCTGAGCATTCGCGCCAGAAAGTTTTAAACCAGTAGAAATAGCCTCAGTAATATCCAGAACCTGGCTGGAGCTGTAACCATATTCCCGCATTGAGGCTGCTGAACGGGAAAATAAATTAGCGTTGTCAGAAAAAGATGTACCCGTTTTCTGACTGATATCCATCAGCTGTTTTTGAGAGCTGGTAAAATCATCAGTTGATTGAGATGCCTGTTTTAGGCGGGCGTTTACTGAATTCCATTCATCAGCCAGGGCTATTAAATGCCCCGTAGCAAAAGCACCAGCAAATGCCCCGGTTAACCCCAGTGCGGTAGCCTTTGCTGACTCCATCTGGTCAGTTAGCTCAGCAACAGAACGGCGAGTTTCCCGAACTGAAGCCGCAGCCTGCCTGCCGCCATTCTGCATTGTCTTATAATAATCAGCCCCCATACGTGACGCGCGGGCTATCTCGGTCTGGAATGACTGAGAGTTAGCAGAAACTTTAATGATAAGTTCACGCAGGGTTGCCATTTCATTTCCTCAGAAACAAAAAGCCCCACATTGTGGGGCTTTTTTATGATTTCAATATTATTAAATTAAACCAGCTTTTTTCCTTGCTTCTTCCAGATAATCTTTTTCTGGTTCCTCTTTTTTATGAGCAAGTGCAATCAGAAGATCAATTTGAGCACTTTGCTTTTCAGAGATTTCTTTAAGCATAGCGATCTGATCATTAGCTCTTACGCTTCCTCTGTTCAGGAAATACCAGATAACAAGATCAATAAGGCGAGCAAAAACAAATAATAATATCCAGCCAGTAGTAGTCATTTAAAGCACTCCGTGTGTCAAAAAAAACAACATAACACCTGTTATGAGTGGCATCCACACGAATTAATACTGGCTATGCTGACGCAGCCAGCAGCGCCGCTTCCAACCCTGCAAAGGGATCGCCGCCGTCGTTTACCTCAATCTCTTCTGTGCTCCACTGAAGTTGAGCATCTTCAATGGTGACTTTAACGCCCTGCGCTCCGTAAACCGCAGATACCAGCTGAGCATTGAGGATATCGCCGCGAATATCGCCGATTGGGCTGATACGGTCGTACTCAGCCCACATCCTGAATTCGCCAACCGTCATGGTTTGTCGCAGTTCGCCCAGCGTGCGGCCCATCCGGAGCGCCAGCGCCATCAGGAACTGCATGCCAGGCATTTTTACTTTGCTTTAGCATCATCCGCGTCACGAATGAGATCAAGTGCCTGCTTCAACAGCCGGGAATGCACAGGGCCATAGATCGCTTCAACCTGTTCGGTGTCATCGACAGTAAAGACGGGCTGCAGGTCGGTATCCAGCAAAATATCGATGAAAAGCGTGACGTCGGCCCGCATCGTGCGGAAGGCTCGTTCTGAAGGGGTCAGTTCTGGTGCCTCCTGGGGCTCCTGCCCTTCCGGTAGTTTGGGTGGTTCCGGGCTGGCAATGCCCTGCCAGCGAATCCAGGCTTCTGCTGATGGCTCACGAATGATGACTTTGGCGTTATCCCACTCCGGAACGATGACTTCTTTTTTACGAAAGCCCGCCATCGGGGCCAGTGCCAGTGCTTTAAGACTCAGTTTTGACATTAAGTTTATCGCCGGTTTCCCGGCGCTCCATTAACTGATGGTGACGGTGAGATCAGCAGAGGTGATAACGGTGCCATCGGCATCGGTAACCACGCAGGAATAAACCCCGGCATCACCGGATACAGCGCTGGCTTTCGTAAACGTTGCGCTGGTCTGGCCGCTGACCGTCGAGGCACCCTTTTTCCAGACGTAGGTATAAGGTGCCGTACCACCCTGGACGACCACGCCCATAGTCAGGGCGCTTCCTGCCGCGACCGTTTGGGACGCCGGAAGGTCAGTAGCAAAAGACAGGACTCCTGGGGCATTAATATTGGTGGGTTTGCCTTTCAGACGTAGCGAGAACGTTGCAGCAACCACGCCGTTGGTTTGAGAATCCCAGGTGTGCTGACGTACCTCAGCGCGCATCAGGAATCCATTACCAGACGGGAAAATAACCTTAAACCCATA